AACGTTTCGATCGATAGCGTTGACTCTAGAATGATAAACCTATTTCTTATACCGGACATTAGAAAGACTTTTAGTCTAGCTCAAGATTACTTTAGCGCAGACATCGATCGTTTTATAATGAACGACTATCAGAAAAATCAGTTATTACAATACATTGAAAAATCTGGAAGCAAACTAATTTCTACGGACGTTCAGATAATTGATCCCATTCCTAGCGAATATGTGATAAACACATCGATCATAGCATTCGATGATGTTTCGATAGACATCATTAAACGAGACATCTTAAATAAGTTGGGTGAATATTTCATCCAAAATACTAGGCTTACCCGAATACCAAAGAGCGATCTAATTAAGATTATTGAGGAAATAAATGGAGTTGACTCAGTTTCAATCAACATCGTCTCAAAGAAGAATGAGCTATTAAAAATTCAAAAACCAAGCGCAGCAGACATAGGAATTGATGAGTTTAACGACATAATAGTAGATTATCAGGAGCTTCCATTAATTAGAGGAGGATTCACAGATAGGTATGGAAATGTCTATTCTGCTGGAATCACTGAGGACTCATTAGGACCAGTAAACATTCAGGTCAAGGATATTGTTCCTAGACCAAAAAACATTAATTAACATGGTAAAAGAAAGCATATATCGTCCCATATTTGAACGAAGAGAAAAAAGGATAAACATGGGTTTTAATTATAAGGGACAAATCTTAAAAAAGACTCTTTCTTCTCAAATGTTTGGGGCTCACCCTCTGCTAGATTATCTATTGGATCAGGTTGAGAAGATCGTATATGAATGGGTAGAAGCAGTTAAGCAGATCAAGATCAACGCTAATCCTGCATTAGATAAGTACGAAAATAAAATTAGATAAATTAATGGGTAGCAGTAAATCAGGAATGGGCCGAGAAAATCGTGCTCACCTCAGAGACGAGATTCAGTCCCTATTAAGTTCGATCGGAACTGAAACTCATGGAGACATGGTAATCGATAACGAGATCTCAGAAAAGACTAGGCCTGAAAGTCCATATGACTTTGAGGAAATGAGCAATCAATTTACGGTAAAAGCTAGAGAGATCACCGATTCTCTATTTAAGAACTTTGTGGACATTGGAATTTTTGAAAAGAACGATTATGCTCGACACAAAAAGGAACTTGATACTATCAATATTTCAAACCTTTTCTTTCAATTAAAAACAATAAAGATCACCATCATTAAGGTGATGGAAGAGATAACTTCGGGTAACACTCATCCTCGATTAATTGAGGTCATGGGCCAATTACAGGACAAGATGGCATCGATAACCAAGATGCAGGCAAATTACGTTCTATTTCTTGAAGATACTTATCGTCAATTAAATTCAGCCGCACCAATCAATCCAGATTCAGAAATAATCGATTCTAGTTCAAGTGAGGGACAGTTTTTTATTACGGTAGGTACCAAAAACCTAATAAATACCTTACCTGATGAACCCAAGTCGACTGACATTAAAGTACCTACTGGAAGTTTATTGGACCCATCTAATAAATCAGAATTGATGAGAGAAAGAAATATTGAACTTACTGATGATGAGGCGGACGATGATTTTATGGATATAAACGAAATAATTTAATAGTATGAAAGACGTCATGACAAACGGTGGCGCCTTTAGTCACCGAAAATTATCAAACCTATCTGGTGCACCGGAAGATACGAATACGTCAATATGGACGACCATTAGAATCAATAAGTTGTTAGATTCTATCGAAAATGATGGATTTGATATTAAAGGTCTTCATAATTCTCCATTTAAAGACAATGATATAAACCTAAAAAGAGGTAACCTGCCCTTTGAGTACACGCCAGAAGAAGTTGAAGAACTTAAAAAATGTAAGGCCGACGTCCTCTATTTTGCTACAAATTATTGTAAGATTCAAACTGGAGACGGAATCATGTTCATTAAAGATACGGAAGGTCTTCGCGATTTTCAAGAACAGATTCTTGAATCATTTAAAGGAAATAAATGGAACATCTTAATGGCAAGTCGACAGACTGGTAAATCAGTTACGTCTGCGATCTTTATTCTTTGGTATCTTCTTTTTAAATCAGATAAAACTGCCCTAATCGTTGCTGACAATTTTACTACGACTCGAGAGCTAATGGACAAGTTTAGGATCTGTTTGGATGGGCTTCCGTTCTTTATGAAACCAGGAATCAAACACATCAATTCAGGAAATATTAAATTTGATAATGACAGTCGTATTGTAGGTAGAACGACGACTAAAAAATCAGGTATCGGTCTTACCGTAAACGTCTTGTACATCGATGAGTTTGCTCACATTGACGAAGCAAAATTAGATGAATTTTATCGAGCAATCGTACCTACTATCACGGCTGACCCTAACGCAAAAGTAATTATTACTTCTACACCAAACGGTAAAAATAAGTTTCATGAAATTTGGATGGATGCGATCGCAGGCAAGAGCGATTATGTTCCTCTTCGAGTCGATTGGTGGCAGGTTAAGGGTAGAGATGAGGCATGGAAACAATCAGTTATTGCAAACCTAGGTTCAGTTGAAGATTTTAATCAGGAATATGGTCTACAGTTCTTTTCATCAGATCAACTTCTTCTAAACTCAAATGAGCTAAAGAGACTTTATAATATAAAAGCAGATTATGTAAACACTCAGTTTGCTTTGTCTGAAGACAAACAATGGATCAATGAATGCTTTACCATTCACCCAAATTGGACAAAACGTCTTTATCATGATTATAAAAACGATAAATCAAAGTTTGTATTTTCAATAGATACAGCGGATGGGACTGGAGGAGACTACTCAGTTTTAAACATATATAAAGTTGTCTGTTTACCTATTAATGAACTCCTAAAAAAGAAAGAAGCTATTCGAAGCGAAATCGACACTACTGCGTTGGTGCAGGTCGCAACATTTAGAACAAATGAGTATGACATAAATGATTTTGCAGCAGGCGTAGAATTCATCACGTATGAATTGTTTAATCCTGAAAATGTTCGGATAGTGCTTGAGATGAATCATAAAGGAGAGATAATAAAAAATAGATTAGAAGATAATGATAACTATTGGCCGTCTCAACTAGTTCATACAAAACACACTGAAATGGCAGTTAATGTCAAACCTGGCTTAAGGTTAGGGCCAACTAATAAAATTAGATATTGTGAAAAATTCAAATATTTCGTTGAGATTAAAAAGATCATACCGAATGATTTTTTAACAGTAATGGAGCTAATGGCATTCGGTAAGAGCAAAGGAGGAACTTATCGAGGACAAAATGGAAATGACGACCTTGCCATGACTTGCGTGAATTTGGCTCCATCTCTAGATTCAAATCAGTTATGGGAACTTTCGATTGAGACATACGAAGCAACTTCACAAGAATATAGAAAAGAAGTAGAGGAAAAAATATTTAGTCTATTTAGATCAAATTTGAATAAACCCTCATTTGACTATGATGCATTAAGAGACATGAATGCTCAGTCCGACCCTGCTGGAAAAACTTTGGAATCTCGAAAACACGTGTTTGATCTTAAGGCGCTAGATCAAATGCAAAAAATTAAGGACAGATTTTTTAAAAGTTAAATTATTTTTAGTATAATAGTCTAGAAAACATCGTGTAAATCATAAAGTTATGAAAATGCTTAAGTTTGAGGGAGACATTGGATTAGATGAAGTCTTTAATCGTCACAAAATAGAGATATATGATAATCTTTTACAATCGATTAAAAATCACTACTTGGATGAAAAATATTCTGAGATTACTGTGATCAAGATTTCGATAAATGAATCAGAATATACGATTAATTTAACACGGGATAAATTCATAAGTGGATTGGAGGGTGCGATCTCCTTTTATGAATCCCACGAAGAATACGAAAAATGCGCAGACTGTTTGAAAATAATTAATGCGATTAAAAAAAATAATATTATGGAGATATAAGATTATGGGGTACGAATCAACTAACGCAAAAATCAATGAGAGAATTCAGGAAATATCTGAAAAGTTTCTTAAAAAAGAAAATACTGATCGCGAAAGAAATGAATTAGCGACATTAATTTACCCAAAGCTTAAATATTATATCTGGAAATTTTGTAAAAACGAATTAGACACGGAAGAGGCTCTACAGTTTACATTAAAAAAGATTTTTAAGAATCTTGCTCAATTTGATTTTGAAAAAGGAAGATTTACCACTTGGATCTATACGATTGCCCGTAATGAGACCCTGTTTTATCTGCATCACTTGAAGAAAAACACCCATTACGATATTAATGCGTTGTACACAAAAATAGATTTCCCAGATAACGTATTAGAGGAAGGCGAGTCCTTTTCTGATATCGATGACATTTATCAAACGACAGTCGACGAAATTTTATTGATTGAGGATCCGCTACTTAAAAATATCGCCATCGATAAAATGATAAAAAATAAAAAGGTCAAGCAGATAGCGATCGACTATGAAATAAATGAAAACACTGTAAAGACAAAACTTCGTAAAATTAGAGCCGATATAAAATTTTCCGTGTTAAGGAAAAACCCTCAATTTGAAGAAAAAATAAAATTCATCCTATGATACTTGAATACCTTTATCCAGCCCGAGTATACAAAAAATTTTCCACGTGTATTAAAGAATTAGCGAACTATAATAAATTTAAAAAGATAGTTCTTGAGTTAAATGATACTGGTAAATTGGAAGAGATAGGGCTCAAGATAGATTCTAATTCTAACATGTATATAGGAATCGACCTTAATCCTGAACTTCTCCTCTATTCTGAGACTTCTCAGGAATCCGTTGAGCTTCGACTTATCTCAGAAAAAATGAATAAGTATAATGACTTCCTAACTAAGGAAGGAATACTTGACTCAATAAAAGTAGATTATGAGAGAGTCCAAAATGATGAATTTTATGGATACATCTTGCAAATCAGTTTTAGCTTTAAAAAATATAAAAGGTCGGACCTAATCTACTCAATCAGTTACTTTGCTTCCCTCCTTCTTCTTCCTCTACTAGCAATACTCATGATTCTGTAATAATAAATAAAAAAATAAACTCACATGAAAAAACTAGAATTTTTTATAAACACTCACTATCCTAAGGTTCTTTTAATCCTAGGAATATTAATCTTTTTCAATACTTGTGGAAACCCTACTAAGTCTTTAAATAAAAAGATCGATACGTTATCCCAAAAGATAGATTCCCTAGAATCGATCACAGTAACTCGAAAAGAATTAAAAATTGAGGGTTTAAAATCAGAAAAAAGAATGATTCAGTCAACTGATCGTAAATTAATTGATGTGAACAGACAGTCCGAAATAGACAAGGAGATCTCTGTTCTAGAAAAATAATCGAACTCAATGATTTCTTGGATAAACAAAAACAAAGAATCAATAATTAGGGCTGCGTTCCTAGTACCGATTCTTTCAGTCGCAATAATTTCCATTTCCCATGTCGTTAAATGGTATGATTTAGGAAACCCAATAAGCTGGGCAATATATCTTTCAATCGCAATAGAAGTAGCTGCACTGTCCTCAATTGCAGCATCATCGGTTAGGGTTAAAGGATTCTCAGTTTGGCTAGTCTTTATAATAGTCACACTAGTTCAATTCATAGGTAACATCTATTTTAGCTATACTGAAATTGACGTTACGTCAAAGGCATTTAAGGATTGGGCAGAACTGACCCTTCCAGTATTTGAAGCATTTAGCGATACTTCTGATCTGATTTCACAAAGAAGATTGCTTGCCTTGCTTGAGGGAGGTCTTCTTCCCATAATTTCCCTAACGTGTCTTCACTTCTTTATTAAGTATGGAGACCGTGATTTTGAACAGCCTGCTGTGTATACAGAAGAGGACAATGCTCAAGATTCACAAGAAAAAATAGAAGAATCCGAAAAATCCCATTTGCAAAAAGAAGCGGATAGGGTTTGGGAGAAAGTTGCTGAACTCAAGGAAAAAGGTATATTTACTGAACCTACTGAAGAAGAAAAAAAGGACGAACCCACGGCATTGGCTAATTCTAAGTATCGATTAGAGGAGACTGATGACCTTCCGCCGATCGACGAGACAGTCCAATTTACACCAAGTCAAGAGGATAACTTAGAAAAAAAGACCCCGACTAACGTAAAATCCGGAGTGTCTTTAACTAAATTACCATTATCGAATATCAATAAATTAAGACGTCAGTAAAATAAATAATAAAAAATACTGGCCAATGATACCTAATTTAAACGAGATATGCGACTGTTGTGGCGGCTATGAAAACCAGCCGATTCTTCAACTGTTTGATAATAAATGTTTTGGTATCGTTGATGGAAAGGAGATAACTGAAGATTTTTGTCTAAAAGATTTTGCATTTCCAACGGACGGCTACTCCTGTATTGGCATAACGGTTAAAGAAGGAGGAGTAAGTTCAGAAGAAATCACACTATTTGACAATGACTTACCTGTTCCATTAGCAATATTAGAAAGCGGTAAGCCGTATGTTAGAGGAATTTTAGTAAAAGTAACATATCCAACGAATGATCTAAATTCAGAAGAAATACCTATTTCTGATAAGAATGTGACTTTGTATATTACACAATATAATGGAGACATGACATTCTATCCAATGTACAATTTCTTTTCCATCTTTACTAATCCTAAA